TTGCTTATCTTCTTTATATAAAGACACAATTAAGTTTGCTGCAAAACAATTAGCTTCACTTTCTGACTTACTGCGTGATTTCCGATTAGAAACATAGTAACTGGATAATCCTTTATGATAGATCGCGTGACCAAGTTCATGAGCACAAATATAAAAACGTTCTTCTGAATCTTTGAGTTCATGATTTAAAAGAATTACAGAACGTCCTAATAATTCTTGAAATTGTCCTTTCGGATTAGTCATAAAGGGAACATACTTAATTTGAATTCCCATTTGTTCACAGATGTTAAAAGGATTAGATGAATTATACTTTCTTTTCAAATCTGCTACTAAATTAATGACATCCATTTCCATACTTAAATCACTTCTCTTTGCTTTTATCTTCTTTTCTAAACTCCCAAAAAAGACCAGTTAAAACATCTTTTACTCGTTGCTTTTCCTCGTTAGTTAATGTCTCTCCACCATATGCCATATTAATATTTGATTCAAGCATTTTGTCAAGTTCAATTAGATCTCCACTATCTGCCCATTCAGGCGTTTTGTTTCTTCCTAATAGATAGTCGGTAGTGACATTAAAATAATCAGCAAGAGCGGTCAATGTCTCTCTGTCTGGACTTCGTTCTCCACGTTCATACCCAGAGATAGAAACTTTAGATACATGGATAATATCGCCTAGTTCTTGTTGTGTTAATTTTTTGCTTTTTCTCAGCTCTTTTAATCTAGTCCCAAAGTCCACGTTAACACCTCGTTTCTAAATATAATTTTATCGTTAACTAGTAGTTAACTCAAGCTATCTAGCGAAGTTAACTAAATAGTAACTTTTTGGTTGACAATTAACATTTAGTTAACTATAATAAAGTTAACCTCAAGTTAACAAAATTAAGGAGGAAAATAAATGGTTCTAAAAAAATTAGAAGAGATCCGAAAAGATAGTGGGAAAACTTTTCAAGATGTAGCAAATCATGCTGGATTAACTAAAGAGTTTTACTGGATGATCGAAAAAGGAAAGAGAAAGCTATCTTATGAGAATGCGGTAAGAATTGCTTTAGTATTCGGCAAAGAACCAGACGATATTTTTTTAGAGTCTGAGTTAACTAAAACGGAATTTCCGTGCGGCAAGGAAGTGATAAAATGACCCGTCCAGAAAAAATAAAAATAGTACTAGATGCTCGGCCGAGATTGGTTCACATCATCAAATGCGCTAACGATGATCAACTTGATCGTTTAGTTGAAGAAGTTCAAAAAGAACTTCAACGAGAATTAGATGAAGCTGCTTTTGTTTGATTCATAAATTAATGATATAGGGAATTTGTTCATATTAGTATGTGAGCAAATAAGAAAAAGGAGTGATGGAAATGCTAAAACAATCTGTGGTCATTAGAGAATCATTAATTGAAGCGATTAATAAGAGTGGTGAAACCAAGAAGGAGATTGCAAGGCAAATCAATGTCTCACAACAGTCACTAAGCGATTGGTCAACACAGCATAATACAAAGCCAGTCACACTTGAAAATGCCCAAACTTTAACTGATTACTTTCGAGATTCTGATTTTACACTTCAAGTGATTCATGAGTTTTTTGGTCTATTCAAATCAATTGATGGTGATGTTTATAGAAGAGATCCATCTTCATTAGATAAATTGCAAATGATTGAATCTGATGAAAGAAAGCAAAAGAAAAAAGAAGTTGAGAAAATTCTTCTCAAACAAGTTAATTATTTAACCGCTGACGATCGTCAACAAATAATCTCATATGCCTATGAGTTTTTAGACGAGATTATGGTTGAAGTAACTCTTATCAGTGCATTATGCGAAATGCTTGGTATCGACATCCGCAACCTCAGTGAGCAGCGATTATCGTACTGGATCAACCAAGGATATATGAAAGGATGATTATCTGTGAGTCAAACAATAAACATACCAAAAGAAAGTTTCTCTGTTAAGGAAACCGCTAAAATCATGAATACCAGTGAACACGTAATAAGAAACCTTATTAAAACGGGAGAATTAAGGGCAATAAAATTTGGAACTCTTTCAATTCCTCTTTTTGAAATTAGAAGATTTATGAAATCTGCTATCAGTAGCCAAAAAGATTATAGAAAATTTTCAGATCCGGAAATGTTAAAAAAGAATAGTCTATACAAAATTAATTGAGGTGGGATAAATGAAAACTGTATACAAAATGACTGTCAAAAGTGCTTTGCTCATGAGTCTAGTAGCAATTGTACTAGCTAGTATTGATGTTAGATTTGCATTGATAATTTGGGGAGGTTTATTTTCAGCAACGTTCACAAGAGAAAGTTTTAAAATACCTAAACAAAAAAGACCGACCAGCGACTGCAATCGCTAATCGGCAACATATTAAAATAACTTAACTATATTTTAGCACGAAAGGAAAGCTAAAACAATGAATGATTTTGGACAAGCACTCGATCAATATTTAACCACTCCTGAATGGGGCACGCCACATAAAGAGGAGGAAGAGGATGAGTAAATCTACTTTAGAAATGAGCCAGCAAGAATGGCTCGAAGATCGTAAGAAAGGTATCGGAGGTTCTGATGTCGGAACGATTTTAGGATTGAATAAATGGAAATCACCTTATCAACTATGGTTGGAGAAAACTGAGCAAGTCATTTTGACAGAATCAGAAAGTGAACCAGCCTATTGGGGAAATGTTTTAGAAGAAGTTGTTGCCAAAGAATTTCAAGAACGAACAGGCAAAAAAGTACGTAGAAGAAACCAAGTATTTGAACATCCGTTACATCCATTTTTAAGAGCAAATATTGATCGTGACGTAGTAGGTGAAAATTCCATTCTTGAATGCAAAACAGCTAACCAATTTCTTGGCAAAGAGTGGGAGGGAGAAGAAGTCCCACTTAGCTATCTCTGTCAGGTTCAACATTATATGAATGTTTTGAACAAAGATTATTGTTACATTGCTGTGTTGATTGGCGGACAAAGATTCATTTGGAAACGTGTTGCGAGAGATCAAGAATTGATCGATACAATTACAGAACGCTTGGTTGAATTTTGGGAAACAAATGTAATCGGAGGTGTCGAGCCTGTAATTGATGGCAGTGAAGCGGCTGCTGATTTCTTAAAAGAAAAATATGCAGATGTAGAAGAAAATCAAACATTACTATCATCGCATTTTGATGAACTTATCGAACAAAAAAGAGAACTTAAACGGACCAAGAAAGAAATTGAAACAGCTATCCGTCAAGTAGATAACGAGATTATAAGTGAATTGGGAAAACGTCAGGCATGTATTGGCATTACACAAAGGAACATTATCAGCTGGAAACTTGTTAGTACTAAACGTATGAACACGAAGAAACTAGCAGAGAAATATCCAGCTATCGCAAGTGATGAAGAAATCTACAGCATTACCGAATCTAGAAGATTAACAGAAAAGGAGATCAAATAAGATGGCTACAAATGAATCTTTAAAAACTCAATTAGGCAAAGTGCAGAAACAAGTTCCATCCAATCAATTAGGGCTTAAAGCATTGATGAACACGCCAACGATGAGAAAGAAATTCGAAGAGGTCCTACATGATAACGCAAATGCTTTTATGTCGAATGTTATGACTCTTGTATCTAATGACAGCTATCTTGCAGATAGCGAACCAATGTCCATCATGAGTGGCGCCTTAACAGCAGCAACTTTAAATCTTGGATTAGACAAGAATTTAGGTTATGCGTATTTAGTTCCATTTAATAGTAAAAACAAACAAACAGGAAAATGGGAAAAGAAAGCTCAATTTATGCTTGGATATAAGGGATATATCCAATTAGCTCAACGTTCGGGTAAATACAAAGCATTAAACGTGATTGAAGTATATGAAGGAGAGTTGAATAGCTGGAACAGATTGACTGAAGAATTTGAATTTGATCCAAACGGTAGAACATCAGATGAAGTGATTGGTTATGTAGGTTATTTTGAACTACTGAATGGATTCAAAAAAACAGCCTATTGGACAAAACAGGAAATCGAAACCCATCGCATTGCAAACAATAAGGATCGTGACAAAACAAAATTAAGTGGTGTTTGGGCATCCGATTACAATGCAATGGCACGAAAAACTGTTTTAAGAAATCTTCTATCAAAATGGGGGATTTTATCCATTGAAATGCAAGAAGCTACTACCTCAGATGAAAAAGTTCAACGAGTACAAGAAGATGGGAATATTATTGCTGAAACAGATGTTGAGGAAGATATGCCGGAGAGAAAAGAAGCAGAACCTATTAATGAAGAAGTAGACGAAGTACAAACTGGATTGTTTGATACTTCCAATCCCCCACTAAACAAATAACAAGGGAGTTATCTCCCTCCCATACTAGGAGGTGTTCTTGTGGCAAGACCTACAAAAGATGGTCTTGATTATTTTCCTCTTGATGTAGATGTTTTCGAAGATGAAAAAATAGAGGCTATTGCTGGGGAGTTTGGCATAAAAGGAGAGCTTGCGGTTATCAAGCTGCTATGTGCGGTATACAAAAAAGGATACTTCATTGTGTGGAATGATTTAACCAAAGCAACCCTTTTGAAACGCCTGCCCGGAGTAAGTAAGGAATTGTTAGATCAGATTGTAGCCCGCTTGGTTGCGTGGGGATTCTTTAATGAAGACCTGTTCAATTCGGCTAAGGTGCTGACATCTGAAAACATTCAAGCCGTATACTTTGAAGCAATAAAAAGAAGAAAATCACCAAAACCAACTCAATACGTGATTAATGCAAACAATAACACACAATCAATCGGAGTTAATGCTGACATTAATCCCCAAAGTAAAGTAAATAAAAGTAAAGTAAATAAAAGTAAAACAAAGACTACTGAACCAGAACAGTATTCAATCCAAATTTATTCCTGCCTCGAACAAAATGGCTTCGGTAGTCCTTACGGCAATACTATGGGTGATAATATCAATTTCTGGTTGAAGGATCTTGAAGAAACTGGTCTCACCGTCAAGCAAGCAGATGCTTGGTTAATTCATGGAGTCAATACAGCGATTGAAAACAACAATCGTCGCTGGAACTACTTGGATGGCATTTTGAAGAATCGTTTCAATAAACGTTTATTCAGCAAAGAAGCAATCGAAGGAGAAGAAGCAAAAAGAAAAAGTCAGCAAACAAAAAAAACTAGAAGCTTTCCTCAAAATATTAGACGTGAAAAACTCCCAAAATGGGTAGATAAGCCTGTCGAAGAAAAGGCGCTTGATCCTGATAAAAAAGCAGAAATGGAAGCTCGTTTTGCTGCCTATCAGGCTAAAAAGGAGGCATTACTTAAGAGTGAGTAAATATCGTAACCGAAAAACAACTTATCGTGGTATTCAATTTGACTCAGTAGCAGAAGCAGAATATTATGATTTAGCCATTTGGCAAGCTGAGGCGAATGGATGGAAACTTAAGCTTCAAGAACGGTTTGAATTGTTGCCAAAATATGAGTTAGAGGGAAAGAAATACAGAAAAATTGAGTATATCCCTGACTTTACATTCTACCAAAACGGTAAATTAGTGAAGGTTGTAGATGTCAAAGGAATGCAGACAAAGGACTTTAAGCTCAAGGCGAAACTGTTTTGCCATCAGTATCAAATCCCATTAATTTTAGCCAAGAAATACAGAAAGACGTTCAAGGAAGAACGATTTTAGCGAGGTGATTAATTATGACACCCGAAGAACTTATTCAAGCACGCATTCAATACTGTCATAGTGAAATTGAGGAGTTAGAGCTTGTAAAATCAGCAATGAATAATGAGACTGCAAAAGAAGCGATTGACTTACATGTGATGAATTTAAGAACTGAGATTCTTAGATTGAAAGAATTTGAATGATCGTTCGACATCATCGAAGAGTGAATTTAAAAGAAATAAGTATCAAATATACTGAAAAAATCATAGAAAAGCAGGAGGTAGTAAATTGAAAATAAATGATGGATTTTATAAAAGTAGTTTTGGTATTGGAGGACTAGTAT